AAAATATCGTTCCTTACATCAACTATTTTTCCATCTACTATTTTATATTGAAAATCATTTGGTTTATATCCTGCCCAATTTTTCTTTTCTTTCCAATAGTTAGAAATAGAAATTTTCCATTTAACTCCATACCTAGAAGATACTAACGCTTTGTATAAATACCATTCGTTTTGTTTTTTTATCTGTTTCATAGTTTTTAGTTTTTGTTTGTTATTAATTATTTGTTAAATAAATCATTTTCATTGCTTGGGCTGTTTCGGAAAATAAACCTTTTTTCAAATAAGCATCGGACTCGTGGAGTGTCGCCATAACCATTTTTTCAGCATCTTCAAGTTTGTAACCTTGATTGGTAACTAATTTTGCGATACATTTCATCATTACTGCGTGTAGTTCTGTCATTCCTTTTGTTACTTTTTTTGTGTTTTTCATTTTGTTAGTTTTAAATTGTTTAATTAATAATTATATGCAAATCTACAAACTCTTTTAATAACTACAATACTTTTTAACATTTATTTTTGTAAAGTTATTAACAATTTAATGTTTGTTGTATTTTTACTTGTTAATAAAGTATGTCTTAAATCGCTTTTAAATACATCAAACAATAAAACATAATACTCAACACGATAAAAGCCGTTAGGGTGCTTAAAAAGTGCTTTAAAAAAGATTTGTGTTCTTCAGTCGTTGGCGTAAAGTAATTAATTAGATTTTTCATAGTGTTGTTTTTTAAATTGTTTTTATTCTTTGTTTTTTTAATTTTCAATTGCTAAATCTTTTAACTCATCTTCGTCGTAATCTTCGTATTGTGCTGTAATTTCTTTTGCAAGTAATACTAAATCTACAAATGCGTTTGCTTCATCCCTTGAAAGGTCTCCGTTTGGTAAATTATCAAAACAATCTTTTAAATCGGATAGTGTGTTTTGAAATCGGCAATAACTCATATTTCCCATAGTTTCTATTTTTTAAAAAGATTAAATAAATTTTCTATTTCTTGTAATTGCTTATCGTCTAAAAATGTAGTCAAAGTTTGAATAATTAAATGTAATTGATTTGCAGTTAAATTTTCTTGGTCTTGTTCTTTAAATAAGAAGTCTAAAATTTCGTTTCTTGTTTTCATAGTTTTTAAATTAATGTGCGTTACCCGAGCCGCACCCCTCGTTTTTTATTAAAATGTAAATCCTATCATTTTTTTTGCGCAATCATTTCCAATTGGAAACTCTCCCTGTATTTCAACATCAGTTCCTGTAATATATGGTAAACCATTAATTATTGTAACTTCAGTAGTATTGTAAGCCAACCAATCGGTACCCATATAAACAACTTTGTGTTGTTCTTTTACTTCTTTACCGCAACAAATACATTGATTGCTAAACTCTCCTAATTTGTCTATGTTTCTTTCTCTCATTGGTGAAACATACAATTCCATAGTTTTAATTTCTTTTTTCATTTTGTTTAGTTTTAAGTAGTTAGTTAAATAATATATGCAAATATACAGACTAGTTTAATAACTCGCAAGTTTTTTAACAATTATTTTTAAATTATTTTTAATTATTTTTTAAAACCCTTGTGTTTATTGACTTTTTAAAATTAAAAAAAACGTTATCAATATTCATTCTAAATAAGAAAACACTTAATAAGGGTAAAATTTGCTTAATAATGTAACATAATAAGCGAAAGCAATCGCGTATTTAATACTTTTTTAAGTGTATAGACTGAAAAACTTTTTATTTTTTAATGTTATACGCTGAATAAAGGTAATTTTCACTTAATAGAGCAATAAAACAAAGGTTAAAATCTTAAAACTTTTGCTATTATTAAGGTTATAGTCGTAAAAATGTCAAGTTTTTTGCTTAATAAACTAGACAAAATCGAAATTTTATCGTTTATCGTCACAAATATTTACATAATTTGCGACAAAAAAAAGACGGCTATCGTTAAATAACCGCCTTTAAACTAACTATGAACGACAAATGTAATTAAAAAATATGTGTTAATCTAGCAATTTGTCCAAACTCTTTGTGGTGTATGTAACCTTCAACCGCTTTAGGTACTCCGCAAAAACCCATTTTTTTGTGCCAACTATCGCTACCTTGAAGGAGAACGCAAAGTTTCAAACGTGCAACCAATAAAATCCTTGCTTGTTTTATGGTGAATATGGTGCGAATAAATATATCTGTGTTTAGTTTCGCTCCAAAGTATTGGAAATTCCGTTGCTAGTAATAACGGCAAATGTTCGATTTTTGCGCCGTCGCCGTGTGTTGTTCCGATTAGATTGTTTCCGTACTTAAACGCTTTTCTATGTAGCAAATCAACGTTAAATTTGATTGTAGATTTAGCAAAATGCGCCTCTATTAACTGCATTAAAAAAAAGCCGTGTGTTAAATCGTGATTTGACGGATTGTAAACTACTTCAACGTCAGCAAAACTAATTAACTTTTCTAATAATTCAATGTATAGATTTTTAGCCATTAAAAAATTGTCGTACCATTGTCCGTCCGTATCAAGTGGGGTTCCGTTTGTCGTTGTTCTTTTTGTGTTATCGGTGTGTAAAATATCGTTTCCTGCAACAAATAAAACTTTGTCTATGTTAAACCCTTTCGCTTTGTCTAAAATGCCTTGTAAGCCGTCTTTTGCGCGTTTAACGGCTATTTGACAATTGTAATCCTCGCCTGTTTCAAACGCAGTTGATAATTTTCCTATATGCAAGTCCGCAATGTCAATAACTAGTAAATGCGTATCGTTGCTTTTTATTGTTTCAATGCTTCGATATTTAGGCGCGTATGCTTTGACTTCTTTTATACATTCGTCTTTTATTTGTTGGATTGCGTTTAGTTCTTCTTGTTTAAAGTTTGGGTTTTTAAAAAATAAACTTGCTTCTTTAGTTTTTAGCCATCCGTGTTTTACGTCTTTTTCATCTACTCCTGCTTCATCAGTTGCGCTTTTTATTCCGCGATACTGCATAAGTATTTCGATTTCGTCTTTTTTAAGTCGAAATCTGTTAAGATTATTTCCCATAAAAATTTAGATTAATGATTGTTTCGCGTACTTCCATAACCACGAAAGTAAAATACCAATTGCAACTCCAATAAATAAAAGATTTAAATTTCCTTTTGGTCTATTTAATTTAACTTCGGATTTTGCTTTTTGTCCTTCTGCTCTTGCTTTTGCTTTTTCTACAATTCTATCTTTATAGATTGTTTTAACTTTAATTTTATACTCTATTCTTTTGTCTAAACGCGTTTTTGGAACGTACTGCGTCTTCCATTGCACAATAGTATCGAAAGTCTTTAAAAACGTTTCGTAATAGGTTGTGTCGAATTTTGTAACTAAAATGCTATCAAGTTTTGTTATTGTTAAAGTGTCCGCAATATCCTCGCAAACATAACCTTTTTTAATTGCTTTGTTTAAATGATATTGAGCGGAACACGAATAAAGAAAAATGCTAGTAATTAGAATAAATAGTTTTGCCATTTTTTTTTGTTGCTTTTAATACTTGTTTACGATTATTTGACTTTTTAAAACTGACGTGAATCCATTGCGGTTGGTCATCATTTCCAAACTCCCAAATTAATTGGTCAAACTCTAATTTATCTTTGATAAAATTAAAACCTTTTGCGCCAATTTTAATATCCATTGCCTCGCCTTTGCAATGCTGACTTGTTTTACTTGCTCCTTTTATGAAACTATTTAATTGCGTTCCACGAAAACCGGAACTAATTTTAATCGGTGTGTTTAAGTAAATTCTTAACGGTTCAAAAACATTTTCACACAAAAGTTTTGCGCTTTCAATTTGCGAAGCGTTCATTTCGTTCTTTATTCCGTGTTTAGTTGCTGAAACTGAATTTTGAAATTCTGCTAGTGTAACGTGTTTGCTTAAATTCATTTTAGTTTGTTTATATCGTTCTTAATATCTATCGCGCGAGTAAAAAGAAGTTTCGCGCTTTGCCATAAATTTATTCCTTTTACAATGCGCCAATTTTCTGCAATTGATTGGATTTCTATACTTGCTAAAATCAATGCTAAAACCTTTGTGAGCATTAACGGAACAGAAAAAACGGTTAAAACTATGTCGTTTAAAATAAAATAATCTATTAAGAAAAATAGAATAACGCACAATTCGTAAAGTAAAATTTTAGAAATTATTGCTGAAAGTTTACGCGACGTTATTTCCTGCTTTAAATGTTTTGCTTTCCATATACCCGTCGCGGTGTCCGATAATATCAACGCGAATAATAAACCAAGTATTCCGCTAATAGGTAAGAAAAAAGAAAAGCAAATAGTTAAAAGTTTCAATGCTGAATTTTTAATTGAATAAAGTAATAAAAATAATTGTAGTTTCATAATCCTAAATCTTCGAGTGCTTCAGTTAAACTGAAAGTTAAATAAAAAAATAATGTTACACCACCAAAAACAATGTAGTATTCTTGTCCTTCAAACATCATAAAAAACGAAGTTAAAAAACCCGCAATAAAATATAAACTTGCTAAATAATTACTTTTCATTTTTTTTATTTTTAGTTAAGAACAATCATAAGCATAAACTTGCGGTGTATAAACTTCGCTTACTCCCGCACTATTTGTTGCCGTAATTATACAATATATTTGACTTTCCGCATAAGCAAAATCAAGATATAAAGTATTAGTATATTGCCCTATATCAATATCGTTAAAATCAGTTCCGTAAGGGTGAACTTGAAGCCATTTATAAGTAATTATTGGAATTGGTGAACCACCCCAAACCATATTATTAATAGTAACCGAGTTTTCATAACTTGCACACATATAAGTTGACGAAAGTGTTGGGTTAGTAATTACAAACGGTGCAGTTCCAACAGATTGCGTTGAACCAACTATGTTTGTTAAACCTGCGTTAGATAACGAGTGCGATTTTCCCCAATTTATTGTGTTGTTTGCACCTTTCCCCCAACCAATGTTGTTGTTTGCGGCTCCGTCACCCCAACCATTGCTATTTGCCATTTTCTATTTTTTTTAAGTAAGTCTTTAATTTAACTATGTTGACTTCTTTGGGTTTGTAATTCTTTTTCATATAAACCAACCTGTGTAATTATTTTGTGTGTCCGGGTTCATATCTCCATTTGAATTTGTGTTGTATTCCGGAAATAAACTACTATTATTACTTATGTAGTTAATAAATCGTTCTGTGTAGTGTTGCGCTATTTGTGTTTCTTTTTCTACTAAAAAATCAACTTCGTTTTTATCTACGTTTGTACTATTTTCGGAATTATGTTTGTATATTCCTTTATTGCTAATTGTATAAGCGGCAAACGGCAAATAATACTTCATTGCTAAATGAATTAACATTGGCTTTAAATAGACGGTTGTAAGCGTTAAATAATTACCTGCTAAAGTGTTTGCTATTATGTCCGCTTTTATCTTGTTTAGTAACTGCGTACCCGTGAAATTTTGTAAATCTGTATCCTGCGCAATCTTGACAAATTGAATATATTTATCAACGTCAGTATTTGCATTTAATGAAGTGTATTTTACGACGTCTTGCCGTGTTATTAAAAGTGCTTCCATTATCTTGTTATTGCTCTTGAAGGTTGTGGATTGCTTGGTAAAAATCCGTAATTTTCCATATCTACCGGACGTTTTGCAACTAGTTCGGGGTTTACAACTATGTAGCCACTTATCGCCGCTTTTAATTGTCCTATTTGCTTTGCTTCGTTTATATTAATTCCTTTTCCTAAAGGAACAACATAAACTTGTTTATTCCAACGGTGGTAACAATTGCCTCCGCCTTTGTAGAGCCAAATATCGTATGTTGCCGCTCCCTGCGGTCCCCAACCGGGGTTAACAGATTGGTTTTTCATTGCTAAAATATCTTCTTTTCTGTAAACTTTATTCGCCATTATCATTTGACCGCAAAAATCTCTTGTTTTTAAATCTATTGCGCCAACATATTTGTAACGAACAATAAATTTCATTTGTTTAATTATCTTATCTTGTTCGCTAGTTATATTTGGTCGTGCGTCACCTGTGTAAGAAAACAAATTAACAACTTTAGATAAAAAACTTTGTTTTGGCTCTTTACTCAATAACTCGTTTTCTTCTTCGTCTGTGTCGTAGTTAACCTCTTTTTCATCTATTAAAACCCAATTTTCTTGTGGTTCTTCGCCTAAATCAACTAAAGCGTTTTTGTGTTTGCTTAATTCAGTTCCTGTTTCTTCAGCAACTTGTTCTTGACTTTGTGCGTTTTCTAAATCTGTAAACTCTAAAGGTTGCAACGTTCTAAAAAACAACTTTAAACTTATGTCGTTAAACGCTAAAATGCTATCAATTGCCTCTATTATTTCTTCTTGGAACGGTTTAATTACCATATTGTCAAACAAAATACTAGAATTTTTTAATTCGTCTGCATTTGAACTAAAGCCGTTTGTTGAAGCAACGCCAAATAACAAAGGACTTGTAACATTGTGTCCTAGCATAATTTTTTTTAAACATTCTTCGCTCAAAAATTCATAATGGTTTGGCGCGTCATTGAGTGGTATATCGTCAATAGTTGTTTTGCTTTCTGCATTGTTATTAAACGCTACAATTACTTTTTGACCGTTAGAACCTGTTAATTTGTCTAAAACTTTATTTGATATTATTTGTTGTTGCTCATCAGTCGGAACACCATTTGAAAAATTAACAATTTTAGTTCCCGAAAAACCGTTTAAAACCTCGTTTATTAAATATTCGCCTATTTGTTCTTCGAGTAAACAATACGGTAAACAACCTTGATAATCAACATAAGAGTAATATTTCATTCCAACGGAATAAGGTTTGGAAAATAAAATTTCTACGTTGTCTTTTGACGTTCCAAAACTTGCAAAACGTATCGGCTCAAACTTCTTGTAATTTACCCAATCGTCCGAATAATAATAACCGTTTATTTTGCCGTCTTTGTCGCATTTTTCCGCTCTTAATAAATTAACGGGTATATGATACGCTTTTAATATTTTTGTGTGTTTTTTGTCATAATGAACTTGTATAGCAAATTGTCCAAATAGTTTCCTATCTAAAACGATTTTTCTTATATCGTCTTTATGAATTAAAGCCATTAAATGCGCGTACTCGTTCGGCTTTTTTGAAGCGTCCAAGGCGCTTAAACCTTTTCCGTAAATTAAACGCGCTATGTTGTTTATTATTGCTGAATTTGTCGTTGAACTTGTATAACGGTCAATTAAATATTGAAAAAAATTATTATCGTCGCCGTATTCTACCCAATTTTCGCGATTTGCTTCTTGAATTATTGGCGTTGTGTAACCGCTTAAATTTAAAACGTGTATATTACTCATAAACTATAAATTCGTTTGTTGTTGAATTACTTACATATTGGTTATTGTTAACCGAGAATGTAACTAATGATTGTGCGGTGCAAAAAATTCTATCTTTAAAAATTATGCTTGTACCTACTCTCAAAACTAAATTGTAAAAATGTCCTTCTATTAAGCCAAACGTTGCGGTAATCGTGTTAATATAGTTACCTATCGTGCTTGACGTTATCGCGACTTGTGTTGTTATGTTCGTTTGTTCGTCTGTTATTTCCATAATATTAAATGTATTATTTCTTGGAATAAAACTAAACGTTTGCGGTGTAACTGAAGGCGTTAAAACTATCATACATTAATAATTAAAAATTCGTGTTTTTGTTCTTTTTTGACAAAAAAAAAGCCGAACTATGAAGAACGGCTTTAAAAATAATTTTTTTAAGTATTAAGTAGTAATAATTTGTGAAGTGTTTCCTGTTACTAGTTTAATTTCAGTTGCTCCATAAGGAGAATTTACGTTAATATGGTTCGCAGGTATTGGCTCCATTCCTTGCAAAGTCATAGTGTAGCCAACTAAATCGCCAAACGCAGTTCCGTTTGAAATAGTTCCTGTTGTTACATCCATTCCGTTTTCGTAACCCGCAAGAAGAAATTTATTACTATTCGTGTGAATAATAACTTGTGGTCGTCCAAAAGCCAAAAGTTTCATTTGTCTAGTTTGTGTTGCAGTCAACCCTTTTGTTGTAAAAGTTAAAGTTTGTTCAACAAATGTAGTTCCGTTTTCTCTTGAACTAGTAATTGTTTGCTCAAAAGAATTTGCGCCTTTTAATTCGTATTTATACAAACTTGTATTTAAAGGTGCTAGTGTAATTGTGTTTAATTGGTCGCTTGTATCGGGTGTTTGTCCGAAATTCGCAAGAGGTTGTGTTAATAGATTGCCCGAATTGATAAAATAAATCGCTTTAATTCCTCCAACATTCGATTGGCAATCGTCAAGTAATCCGTGGGATAATAACTCGCAGGCCATAAAATTTTTTTTTAAATGTTAATATTGTAAAGCGGAATTTTTACACTCCGCTTTTTATTTTAATTTATACTCCGTAAAGAACTAAATCAGCACCAACTCCGATTTGAACACCTGCATTGTAACGCATAATAACACGATAGTTTAAACTTCCGTCTATTGGTGACATATCAATTGTTTGAACGATATTTTTATCGTTTAAAAGTCCGCAACCGAAATAAAGGTTATCAGTCGTAGTTGCTATCATATTGTCGTTTCCTAAACCGTTAGCCATAAAAATAGGAATTCCGTCAAACGAAAGAGAACCGTTTGTGTACCATTGCGTTCCTTGTGCGTTTGTTCCATTTGCTCCTAAACCTGAAGCACCAAAACCACCCAATGCGCGTACATACAATTTTGCAATTTTTTGTGAAACGTAAAGTTTTAATCCTTCTTTTCCGTAAAGTGCTGCCGGGATTGCGTCAACAACTTTCCCCATTTCAGCGATAACTACTGAAGCGTTCATATTTGCACCCACTACTCCCGTTACATCAATTACGGTTCCGTCGTTTAGTGCTAAAGTTTTGATACTATCAAATGTACCCGCTCCATCGGAACCTGTCCAAATGTTTGTTTCAGTTGCCGCGGCAACTTTTGCCGAAACGTGAGCGATTAAGAAATCGTCAAATGATTTAGGCATAGTTCCGTAAGAAGAATAACCCATTTCGGCCGCTTGCCAAGTTTGCATTAAGTCGCCCTTGCACAATTGGATATTAACTTGCAGTTCTTTTGTTTTTAATACTTTTTCAGTAAGTGTTACGGTTCCTGCTCCTGTTTGAAAATCGCAGGCCGCATTTGCGACAATTGGACCCGTAGATAAATTTTGTAAAACTTGTTTGTATGCGACATTTGGTAAAATTGTAATTCCACCATTGTCTAATGTTGGTGCGCTTAATAAAGAGGCGCTTAAATACTTACCTGCGAATGTACCCGCGTAAGTTGATCCTGTTGTAACCGGATTTGCCATTTTTTAAATTTTTAAGTTGTTAATATTATTTGTTAATTTTTTCTAAAATTGTATCCATTAATGTTTTTGGTCTATTACTTCCAAATTTCATTTGATTTACTTCGTTTTTATTTTCGGGGTTAAAAGAAATTGGGTTAACTTCTGCTAGTTCGGTTACTTCTGTTGTAACTGCGTCAACTTTAGATAAGTTTTGTATTTGTGCTTTTAACTCTTTATTTTCTTTTTCAAGTTTTTCAATTTCTGCAAAGAAAGTTTCTTTTACTATGCTTTCGATTGTCTTTTTTGTTGTTTTTGCTTCTACTTCTTCTTCTACTTCCGGCGCTTTTTCTTCTACTACTTCTTCTTCAGTTGTTGCTTCTTTTACTTCTAAAATAATTCCTTCAACTTCAACAACTAAAATTCTTCCGTCTTCTAGTTCGTATTCTCCAATCGGAACAGGAATTTTTTGCTCGTCTTCAGTTACAATAAAAACTTCTTTGTCAGTTTCAAAAGTATCCGCTTCAAAAATTGTTATTCCGTCAATTAATTTAATTGTTTCTAGTTTTACTTCCATACCGAGTAAACTTTTAATTTGGTTAATTACGCTTGTTTTCATTTTTTTGTTTTTTGGTTATATTAATATAATTTAATTGTTTATTTTTTGTTGTATTTTCAAATTTAAACTGCACCAATTCCTTGTGCTTTTAGTGTGCCGTCGCAACACTTTACATTGTAAGATTTTCCGTCTTTACATAGACAACCGCGCCTGCCTCCTTTCGGACTTGTTCGTGATTTTTCAGCGTCTTTTTTCTTTTTATCGTCCATTTTATTATTTTTTTTAGTGCTTCTGTAAGTCACGCCCACGCTCTATTCTTCACTTCTCTTAAAAAACGTATTAGACCTTCATATAAAACTAAAGTTCGTTAAATCGCTTTAAAAGTGCTTTAAATAGCATTTAGTATTTTTGTTATTTTTACGTTTATTTGCCCTGTCGTGTATAAGATTTGACGTAATTTTTACTTGATTTTAATTTACTAGTTCGCGTTTTTGCGTGTACTCCGGCGCGTTTAATTTTTGGTTTTTTAAGGTGGATTTTAACGTTAGTTTGCTTCGCCATTTAAAATAATTTCTTTGATTTTATCCATTAAAATTTGTTCTTCATTTACTAAACTCATTTCGTATTTGTCCGCAAAATAACCTTCAATAGAAAATCCTTTTACTTCGCCTAATTTAACTTTGTTCCAAATTTCATCATTATTTACTTTCATTGAAATTACCCAAGTTCCTTTTGGAAAGTTAAAATCGTAGTTCATAGATTTGTCGTGTTGACCTTCTACTATCCAACTTTCAACGACTGACATTCCGGTAATTTTATCTTTATGCTCTAAAGTTGCGTTATTATGATTGCTATTCATAAAAAATAATTCACTTGCTTTTCTTACCGTTTCTTCCGAAAAGTAAATATAGTATTCTTCGTTTTTTTCGTTCTTGCGATAAATTTGTTTATTTGGAATTAATGCCGCCCCCATTAAAATACGCTTTTCTGCGTCAACTTCTTTTAACTCTATTTCGTGTTTTTTTAGTGCTAAAAAATCGCTTTCAATCGCCGGACTTTCTACAACGCTTACTGCGGAAATTCCGCTTTCCTCGTCTTTTTCGTCAATAATTAATTCTACTATTCTCATAACTATTAAATTAAATTTTTGTTGGTTTGTTGCATTTTTAACCGACTTTTAACCACCTAATGTTGCGTTTTCTAGTCTATTCCTATCAAGTGCTTGTTGTGAAGTTACTTGACCGGAAACAACATACGCTTGTACGGGTTGTTGTCCTAAACTTGCTAATTGATTAACTCCGCTTTGACCGACAACGTTAAATTGTGGCGCGCTCATTGTTGGCGCAGTTGTTCCTTTATCTCCGCCGCCTGTATCGCCACTTGGCGCGGTTGCGCTTTCAAATTGTGACGCGGCTATTTTTTTAATGTTCATTAAACCAACCGCAACTGCACCCGCGGCGGCTATTGGCGCTAAAACGGGTCCAACAACAGGAATTCCAACGGCTGACTTATACGCCGCCATTGCTGAAGTATATGTGTCAATAGTTGTCGAAGCAATATTTGCCGCTTTTTGTATATTAAACGCAGTTTTTTGTGCTTTTTTATTTTTACCTGCAAATAGTGTAGCAACGTCGGCAAACGCTTGAAAACTTTTTTTCGTTAAATCAAGTTGACTTGATAAAGTAGCCGCTTTTTTGTCCGCTACTTCTTTGTCTAGTGCTTTTTGTTTATTTGCTACTTCAGTTTCTAATTTAACTTTATCGTCAGAATATTTGATTTGAAGTGCCTTTAACGCTTCTTCATTGTTTGCGTATAAAAGTTGTTGTGCTTTATAGTCTAAATCTAATTTTAAAAATTTAAATTCGTCCGCGCTTAATAAAACTTCTTGTAACTTTAAATCTGCCGCGGCTTTTTTGTCTTTTTCTGCTTTGTCTAAAACGTCTTTTTTCTTATTGTAGTCATTTTCTAAAGCCAATAATAAATCTTTGTTTCCTTTTGCGGCAATTATTTCTTTTTGATAAGCGTCATATAATTTTTGTTGCTCGGTGTCAGTAAGCGCCGCGATTTTATCAAAAACCTGTTGGTCGTATTTATCTTCTATTTTTAACTTTTCGTCGGCTTCATTTTTTTTAAGTGTCGTTATGTCTAATTTGTGTTTTTTTGCTTCAGCGTAAAGTTCGGCATATTTTCTTTGTACTGCAACAATCTCTTTTGCTTCTTCGCCTAGCAAACTATCAGCGTAAGCGTTTTCTAAATCTTTAATTTTCTTTAAAGCATCTTCACGCTCTTTTACTTTGTCGGTTTCTCTTTGTTTATTTTCTTTTGCTTTTTCTTTGCCACTTTCTATTGCTTCTTTATTTTCGCTATTTTCTTGACGAGCCAACATTTTCTTTTGTTTGTTCAATTTTATACCCGTCATTGCACCTTCGGTTTCCGCTTCGTTTAGAGCCACCGTTGCGTCGCGAATTTCTTGCTTCATCTTAATTTCCGCTTGTCCTCCAAGTGCTTTTGCTTTTGCTTTTAAAATGTTTAAATCAATCTGTGCAATCCTTACACGTTCTGCGGCGGCTTTTGTTTCTTCTTTTGTTACAAGTGCTAGTGCTTTTCGTTTATCAGCCATAGACGCGGTTTCGTCTGTTAAAATTTCTCTTGATTGAACGAGTAATTTATTAACCGCCGATTGTGTAACCGCTTGTTCTTTTCTTGCTTTATTATTTGCTTGTTGTTCTTTTTCTAAATTTTTTACAATGTTGTAAGTCTTACCATTTGCGGCATTTTCAAGTTGTTTAAACGACGCGGCGGCTTCTCCATTTGCGTTTTTAATTGCTTGTGCGGCTCCTTTAAAATCTAAAGTAATAAACTTGTACGCCGCTTGTGCGGCATAACCAAACGCGCGTACTAGTCCCATTACTGCGTCTTTTACTTGTGTTCCTACTGCGTTTAAACCCGCCCAAACCGCCGCAATATCTTTTCCTCCTTGAACGTTAGATTGGAACGCTTCATAAACAAATTTTAAAGCCGTTACAATACCTGCAATAAGTAAAACAATAGGATTTGCTAGTAACTTCATAAATTGTGCGCCTAACTTCATTACTCCACCTTCTGCGGCTCCAAGTCCCGGAATAAGTCCTGTAATTGCAGTTTTAATCGCTCCAAATGTACCCATTTTAGCACCTGTGGCGGCACTCGCATTTCCTAAACCTGTGACTGAAGCCGTAGCAACATTCGACGATACACTTACCGCTTGAATTTCTGCGGCGGCGGCTCCTGCATTTGTCTTTACTTCAAGTTCTATTACTCTTTTTTCAGCCATTATTTTTTAGTTTTTTTTCTATTAATTTTTTTCTTAACGCTTGTTTAAATTGGTCTTTTATTGAAGTCGTAAATTTATACTTGCCTTTTGCAATGTCTATGTTTTCACTCTCTCCGTAAAAGTTGCTTAATAAAAGCATTTCAATTATTTTATTTATCATTGTTGATTTATTATTATGAAACTTGTATCCGTGCTTTCGTCTTCGTATTGGCTTGTTAAAGAAATTGTAATTATTCTTTCTGTATTTCGTGGAACGATAATATCTAAAAATCCTTCACTTGTAAATTTACTACTTGACAAAATAACATCTCTTGCGTTTTCGCTTTTTTTTACTAAAACTCCTACAACTCCATTGCTAAAATAAATTGCCGTCCTGTATTTATTTTCAACCGTCACTAATCCGTCAAAAACTGCAATTGGTTTAACTTCTTCAAAGTCGCTTATCAAAGTAAAATTAACATCACCTGTCGTTAAGTCGCTTTGCATTTCATTTATCAAATAACGTTTATCTCTTATTACAAGTCTATCATTTAATTGTAAAGTTGTCAATATAGAAACAGGAAGTATTGTTTTAACTTTTACTAATCTATTTTTTTTCTTGTATAGATTTTCAAGGTAACTCGAATAGTAAAGTTTGTAAAGTGTGTTCGGAGCATTAACTAAATAAAAACTAGATATTTCTTCGCCAAAATTTAATGATACAGGCAAAAAACCCCCAACTGAACTATTAATGTTTGTGTCTTGCCCGAATGGAATGTAATCACTTAAACCTTGTGCAAAACCATTTAAATTGTAAAAGTATTTATTGCCTGCAGTTAGTGTTGTAACTTCGTTCATATACAATAAAACAGGTTTTGGAACATAGGGTGAAAAATCTTTATTTAGACAATAACCTACTTGTAAATTATTTCCAAAATTATTTTGCAATAAGTTTTCAAACGGACTTTCAATTTTGTAATCTCCGCCGTCGTAATTAAAACCTATTTTAGCATTTCCGTATCCGTGTGCGTCTATATTCAAAGGGTTTTCTAAAAATGCTTTATTCATAAAACATTCGCTATCTTGATACTTAAATTCAATAGACTTATACAACTTCATTCTTTCAATTTCAATGCTTGTTATGTCTGTATATTTCGTTATATCTCTAATTTTACCTTTACCATACCAAACCGTTAACGGGTCAAAAGTAAATACGTCTTTTTGTGTTGAGGTAATAGTCATATTAAATTCTTTACATATTCCTGTAATAAAAAATCGCTTATTTTCATATCGGGCGCCATTTGTGATAAATTTGTTGTACCCGAAGTTGTTTGTGAAGAATTTGCAACCGCTTTCATAGTTTCAACACTACCACCAAAAAAAATTCTTTTTCTTGTATATCTAAAATCAAAGTTTATAGTGTTTGGTGTGTTTGACCTTACCACAAAAGTAAAAGTTGCTGTATCCGAATTATTAATGTTAATCGAAAAAGGAGCGGTTAAAGGTGTTGTGTTTAAGTTGTACGGCATTAACGTATCGAAAGTAAATGCTTGACTAAAAACATTATTTTTGTAAACATCAACAAAAAATTCCGCAGGATCGGTTGGACTTATTGCAGTACAAAAAATATTTAAAGTGTGTGTAATTGTGTACTCGGTTGAAGGTGTCGCAGGATATATTTTAAATGTATTATTACTTGTATTAAATGTGGTGATTGTTTGTGGTATAGCATAATAAGTAACATTTGTAAAATCTATTGGAACAGGTGCGCCATTTAAAATTAACTTGTCTTTATTTTTAAACCATAAAAACGCTTTTTTAAACATATCAGTTAACAAAAATAAACCGTTAAATGTTATTCCGTATTTACTTTCAATTAAATCAAATATACTTGCAACACGAACCGCAGGGAATAATTCCGTGTTTAATATTACTCCTGTTGAAGAACCTATATTGTTTGTGTCGTTAGGTGGATAAATAAACCAATCGGGACAATCTTCTTGTGGAATTGGAACACTTGAACCAAATTGCCAAACTCGTTTTGAAGTTATTAATGGATAACGCACGTTGTAATCATTTACTGCGCTATCTATTGTAATCCTGTTGTAAACTTGTTGACTATCGTATTGGTGATTTACTGCCGTATAATCTAACTGACTTAATTTATCTTCGTTAAAATAATCTTTTAAAGAAACTCCTGCTCCGTAAAATGTCAACGAATAACTATTTTCTTGTCCGTTTTTTAAGTTTGCTTTTTCTAACTGAATTTTACCTCGTCTAAATAAAATTGTGTCAATTTCTATGTATGCTTCGTGTCTATTTTGATAATCAAAAATTGCGTCAACGTCGTTTTGGTAAAAATGCTGAAATATTCTATTATTGTACGGTGAACAAGGAATTGTAAAACCTTGTGAAAAGTCGGTGTAAATTTTTGAAATATCCGTTATGTTTTGTATTGTCGAATTTACCGTAATTTTTTCGTCATTGAATAACTCTAGTTTAAAATAATCCAAATCGCCAACTATTCCGCAACTCGGCACTAAATAATATAATTGTTGATTATTAATCCAACTTGTATTAAACGGCAGTTCATAAACTAAATTTCCGCTTCCGTCAATTACTTGTAAACCGACGTTATACATATCAAATCCGGGGTTATACCAATATATCAAGTATGTCGTATTTGACATTAAAGAAAGAACTTGCGAAACTTCATTGAAATTATTTCCTTGGTGTACATAATTTAAAGTGTTTGTTATGCCCCCTCCATTTGTTGCAATTAATTGAATTTGCGCCGTAATTGTAGGGCCATCTGACCTTAAAACAAAAGTATAATCACAAAATGGTGGTGACGCGGTAGTTTGTTTTCCAATAAATATTCCTACTTCTCTTTTCATTAAATTACTGAATTAATAACATCAAAAGCAAACTCGAACTCTAAAGAATAATTAATTTGTTTTGTGTTTATGTTCTTAAATAACTCCGTGCTTTTTGTGTTTATCTTTGCAGGTTTATTATCAATCAATATTCTTTCGCTTAACATTATTTGTTTTAATACTTCTTTCCAAGTTTCTTTAACCCAACCTGTATTTACTTTTATTTTTTTACTTCCGTTAGTGTTAAATGTTTTTCTTTGTCCTTCTAAACCACTATAAAAAGTTGAAGGAGTACTTAAAAATTGTGAAGTCTGCAATAAATTGTATTCCGTATTTTCAACGTTAAATGTATCGTTACTTGCTTTAAAAAAAAACTCACGTTGCCACGCTCCGTATTTATTTACAAAGTCAATAATTACAGGTGTATATTTACATTCATCTTGTGGGTAAAAATACCAAGTTTTTTGTACTACTGACGCGGCATTTAAAATTTCAACTTTATTTCCAACAAGTAAATTGTTTGGTGTTGTTCTTACTCGTGGAATGTCAAAAGTTCCATTTGATATAGATAAACCTGTAAACGAACCTGTGCTTAAATTTGTGTATTTTGCAGTAAAACTATTGCCGCCTGTTACTCGTATCTTACCGGGGTCGCTTGTTGGATTGTAATAATAACTTCCTTCATCAAGTGCGTAGTCTCCTAAATCAAAATTGTAAAGATTTTCGTAATATGTATAACCGTCAAACGCTATGTGTGTTTGATTTAACCCAACTTGTATGTAAAAAGTTCCATCGTATGTAAAAAGTTTCAATCTTACATTAACTCGTTCATTTGTTGGGTTTGCTATTGCTGAATTTCCACCGCTTGAACACGCTAAAAAAGTTATGTATTCTCTAATGTAAGAACTAATATCGTATAAAGTGTCAACATTTAAAGGCGAAGAAATTAATTTACTTAACGTGTATGTTGGTACTCCTAAAAAAGTTGCAGTATTACTTAAATAAATTTCCAACTTTGAGCCAATCTGTCCCGCTTGTGATATTCTAACGATATACGGTGAACGTGCGAATATATTTGCCATTATTTTTTAGTGTTTGTATATGTAAATAAATTTTCAATGTCTAGCGCAAATTTTTCTATTAACTCATCAGGTAATCTTTTAAATGCAGTTTCAAATGGTGTTGTAAAAAACAAACTCGGTTTAATTCCGCGATTGTAAATGTTACTCGCTATTATTTGCGATATTGCGCTATACTTACCTTTTTTGTATTTGCCTTTATCATCTCTTAACCTTATGTTTCTTTTTAATGCCCATTTTTCGATATTGCTTACAAATAATCCCCATTGACCTGAAGCCGAACCGCTACCAAACTTGAACGGACTATTTGGCGCTTGTTGTCCTCTTATTTTTGCATTTGGTGAAACTTTGCTAGGATCTTTTCCTTTTACTCCTTTGTCTTGAAATTGCCCGTATGGGTTCATTTCAAACTCCATACTAAACGAATTTGGCATTGCTTTAACATTTCCCTTTAAACTTTCGTAAAGTCCTTTCGTATCGTTTTTTTGTAAACTACTTAAATTCCTTCGTGCTTCGTTAATAACAAAATCTCTAAACTTTTCAAGTTCTATTTGTACTTCGCTTTGTTTCATATTAACATTTTGTCATTTCGTTAGGTGTTACAATGTCAAGTGTCATAGTCCAACCCGCCATATAGTTTTCAAATCTTTCAGTAAATGGTTCTAAATTTGCGGTGCTTTCAACCATAAATAAGTCAAACGCTAAACTTCCGTGTTTCATTATTTCGTATGCTCTATTTAATACTGCGTGTTGTGTATTTAACACGTCTATTTCGTTGTCGTTACCTGTAAAAATATCAGTTGTTATTTCTTTTGGAATATCTACAATATCCATTGCGATTAAACTTACATTCCAAGTAATTGTGCTTTCGGATAGTGTGCAGTTGTTAACCATAATATGCAATAAAGGAAATATAGTTTGCTTTGCTAAATCTACTTTGAAAATGTCACCTTGTGTTACCGTATTAACGATTGCGTCCGCGTCAAAGTGTGTTTTTAATTTATCTAATAAGTTATAGTAACCGGTCATTTGCGTATTTTATTTAATTGTCTTTGTTCGATTTCTTGCTTTTGTTTTTCAAAGGTAAGATAGGTAAGACATTGAGTAAGTTTATAGTTGGTAACTGCGTCAAATCTTGTAATATCTCCCTGTGCGATTGCATAGATTGATTGATACCAACCCCATTGTTTTGCGAATTGATATGTTTCGCTAAATTCTGTGCTATCGTCGGATCCTTCAGCATTTGTTGTTCCAAATAAGAAGTCGTAGCGTTTAATAAGTCGCTTCCTAAATTCCAAAAAAAAACCGAAGAAGCGATAGCAATTGTAACCGGCGCGAACTTCATAAGGTTTTGCATTTCTTCGTTTGGTTCATAGTCTGCAATCTTGTATTGGTTTTTGTACTTTAACGTTATTGGTCTATACATTACTGCAAGTGCTTTGTGGTATGTGTCCCAATCCTGTAAATTATTTTCCAAATCTACATACTCGCCAAACGTTATGTCCTCTAAACTTGTAATAAAGCCGAACTCCTGCGAGCCAATAAAAAACGTTGGTTGAAATTTTGGTGTAACATCAAATATTTTTGTAAAGTGTGCAATTAATTCGTTTATGCTAGTCAACTTCATTTTTGCAATTTCTTTTAATTGAATGTTGCAAAAAATCTCAATCATTTTTTGAGCGACAAACTCCTCGTCGTTGCTTCCGTCTTTTGTAATTAAGAACTTTTGATATTGACCTAAAGTAATTTCTTCTAAAGTTGTCGGCACTTCTATTTCTAACTTCATATAGTAATAATTAATTATTCGTGTTTTTGTTATGAGCGTTTTTTTGAATGTAATCGTATGCTTCTTTGAGTAAATTTATATCGCGTATATTTCTTAAATAAATTCTAACTTTGACACCTTTCATTTGATAGATATAAATTTGTACCGCCTGCATCATTATTTCTAAATCGTTCATTTAATAAAATATTGTCCTTTTGTAGGATTGTTAAGTTGATATGCTACTGCGTAACGCAATGCGTCTATGGCGTGGTTGTGTTTGTCAATCGGTGTTTTTGACTTTTTTTCAAGCCACGAATAGTTGTTTAGTTCTTTTATTAAGTCTATGCTTTCTTCAGTTATTATTAAGTCGTAATCCTGTAATAAACTAATACCATAAATTACACTATCTGCACCTTTGATTGTAGCAACAACATTATTTCCAAGTGCATTTAATTCGCTTATCAATCGCGGTTCGCTATTGTCACCAACTATTAAATCTTTGTTTGCATACTCGCTATTTAATCTTGCTATTTGACTTGTTGTTAACGCTTGTTTATAGTACAATAGTTTAACGTAAATAACTTTGTTTGCTTTATCTATGTTTGTCTTGACTAACGTTGTTGGGTCATTACTAAAACCATAATCTTGTCCGTAAACACTTGTTCCTGTTTCTTTAAATTCTCCTATCTTCCAATTAGTAAATATAACTCCTTCTGCTTTGTCTAACCAACCGCCAAGGATTGTGTGTTTGTATTTCTCCGGTCGTCTTAATCTTATATTCTCAACTTGATTTAAAAAACTATCGGATAGATTTTCAATGTTATCCAAGTACGTTGTATGTATGTAAGTAGTATCGTCTTTAATTAGTGTTGCGCCTTGTTCTATTCCTTTGCTCTCAAAAAACTTATCATAAATAAAATGTTCTTTTGTTGTAGGATTTAAAATTAAAATAATTCGATTTTGTTTTGTCTTATGTCTTATTGACAAATCTATTTTATCAAACGTGTCTTCGTCTGTAAGTTCTTCTGCTTCGTCAAGTATCCAAGTTGTGACACCTTGCAAAGATTTTAAGTTTGCAGTTTGTGAACCACTACTTGTTTTAATTCCTTTGAATATTATTTTACTTCCTGTTACTATGTTTATTATTTCGTCTTTAGTTACTATAAATTGTTCTTGCATTTTCATTAATTCAATTTTCTCTATGAACTCGGGTATAATTGAAATTGAAGCCGAAACAAGCGTGTAACGTGTAAACAAAATAACGTGTTCGCTTTCGTTTGTAAGCAACAACAAGAACGTTGTAACGCTAAATGATTTCGAGGAACCACGCCCGCCTGTTACAATGAAGTAACGCGATTGACTACCAAGATAATTAAACTTTTTATTTAATGTTATCAATCTTAAATAAGTCTTTTACGTCAAAGTCGGAAACATTTAAATTTGTATCAGTAGTTTGTTTAGGCGCGCCGTAGCAACTATCCATTAACGCCTTGTAAGCGTTTACATCACCTTTACTTGCTTTTAATAACATTGCTAAAGTAATTGCTTGTTCTTGCGTTAAAGTTTCTTCAGCGCCTGTTATAGCGTTCTTTTGCTTTGTTGCTAGTTCAAATAATTCTTTAACTATTGTGCTTCTGTTTCTGCTTCCTTTCGGTCGTCCGTTTGGGTTAGTTACTACACCTTTTTTAAACGGTTTTAAATTTTCTTCGTTAGCCATTTTTTCTTATTTTTCTCTTATTACTTTGTTAATTTCTTTCTGCGTTTTTCTTCTTAAATTTCTTAAAGGTTGTGTAATTTCTAAATGTTTAATATTGATTACTATCCATTCTTTGTTTGCTTCTTTTTTATTTAAGTATTCTATTGCTTCAGTCAAACGCATTTTCTTCAGTATTATTTCACTATTGTTTCTTCGCTATTTAAATTTTCTTCTTTGTATTCGTTATAGATAGTTTTTAATTTTATTACTAAATCTCTCAAGCAACTTATACAACTAGATATTGTTCTTTGTTCGTTTAATACTCTATTGTTAATTATTAAAAATTGTTCTTGTTCCTCACTTGTTAAAGTGTCCGTGTTTTTTTTAAAATAAGTGTCAAGCGTATTAAATTCTTTTTCAGTTAAACACTTTGGTTTTGTGTACGGAAATAGTTCGTTTAACTTTTGTTTTCTCTCCTCGCAACCGCAATCCTCACCTGCTACAAATTTCACAAGTTTATTAATTCCTGTTGCTTTTGTAATCTTTGCGATTGTATCGCCTAGTCCTTTACTTTCGTTTTTCATTTTTTTTTGTTTATTAGTTCGTAATCATTGTTTTTAAAATCTTCGTAGTCTTCCCCTATTGTATTTTTTATTCTTTTCTTACAAGTCTTTATTGTGTTAAAGATACTTGTAACGCTTATGTTTGTTTCTGCGCTTATTTGTCGTAAACTTTTATTCGTGTTTTTGTATAACTCAAATAGTTGTTTATCGTACCAATGCCATTTACTACACTCTAAATCTATATTGTTTAACAAATCGTTGTACGCTTCGTTTTCTTCAGTATTGTTTTCTTCTGCTAAATTGTAAACGTCATCTAAAGGTATAAATGAGATTTTATTTTTTTTGTTTATATGTTGAAGAAAAGTATTTTTTAAGGCGAAATACATATAACCTTTATTTATTTGTTCGTCTTTAAATAGTTTTTCTTCGCTACTCCATTTGTACAACATTATGTACGTTTCCTGTACAATGTCTTCAGCAAAGAAATACTCGCCAAATGAATTAACTATTTTAACCCAATCTTTGTGTTGCTTTGCAACTTTTGTTAACCACTCCAATTTTTCATTGTTTAGATTTAAAGCAAATGTATGATTAATTTTTCAACAATAAACAAACGAAGTTATTAACAATAAGTTGTGTATAAACAAAAAGCGCAAATAATTAAATCTGCGCCTGTTGAATTAAAGATTGTCAAAACATAATATTGGACTTTTTTCTGCTACGCAACTTCCAACAACATTGTAATAAAAGTAATCTATTGCTTCTTCGTTACTCATTTCTTTTTCGAGTATCTTTAAACACTTTTTTACAGAATAAATCAACAACATATTTTTTTCGTCAACTCCTATTATTGCTTTGTCGAAGCCGTCTAAAACTAAAAAAGTTTCTTCTTCGTAGTGTGCTATTATTTCTTTTATCATTTGTTGACAAAGTTATCTATTTTTTTAAGTGTAGATAGCGAAACGTCTTTTGCTTCCAAGAAATTAGTAAGTTGAAAAAAATGAAATTTGTTTCCTTTCTCTTGTATTTGTTTTACAACTTGATTTCGTTTTTTAAACGCTAAAATCTTTTGTAATTCAGCGCGTAGTTGTTCGTCTTGTATGTGCATAATTAAAAGGGTAAATCGTCGTTAGTATCTAATGTTTTGTATTGTGGCTCATTATTTTTTATTTGTGGCTCACTCTTTACAAATGGTTCGCTAAATGAAGCCGACATAAATTTAACCCCGCTTCCTGAAGTTTTAAGCCATAACGCTATCTCCATTTCTTTTCCGTTTACGTTTACTTTGCCTTTGTAATCCGGGTGATTTTCCGCTTTTTTGTAATCATTTTTAAAAATTGCACCTGTGTTAATTTTTGTTTCCATTTTGTTTGTTTTTTATTTAGTTTATTATTATTTGTTTTTTTGAATATTTCATATTATCAAGCAACGCAAAATTTACGTTTGGTATTCTCGCGTAATTGTCGTTTGTGTCTATTGGTCTATTTATTGGAACTTCTTCAACTTCTGCATAAACTTTAACGTTTTTTAAATTAAACTTTTCTATTAAGTTATCCGTTTTTCCGCCGTAACTCGCAGTTAAAATTAAATTCTTTGGTATATCGTTTAGTCTATTAATCCAATAGTTTAAAGATTTTGTGTAGGCCCAAAATTCTACGTTTGGATTTTCTTCTGCTAGTTTCAACCACATATCAAAATAAGATTGGTTAAAAGAAATCTCCGCTTGAATGTATGCGTATTGCTTTGCAATCTTTAGGAATTACAGGTACGCCGCCATTTCTTACAAAGTCGAAATTATTGTGTCTGTGGTTTCTAACCGCAGGAAATCGCTCGGCACTTGACGCGTAACAACGATATTGACCTTTTGTAACATCAAACTTTCCTGTTACTTTATCAACTACTACTTTACATTCCATTGCAAAAGGGCAAGTTGTACCTGTTGGTAGATTGTATTCGTAAACCTCGCCCTCGTAGTATGTTTTTTTCTTTACAAACTTACTCACATTATTTATTTTTGTATTCGTGTTTTAATCTTTCAATGTAAAGAACAAAATCCATTGCCTCCTCCTGTGCGTGTGTAAGCCAATCCAATGTGCTTAAATCGGTTCTCTCTAGCGTTGTCTTGTATTTCTTCATTCCTGCCTCCGAACGTTCTTTAAATCGCGCCATAACGCTTAAAACGTTTTTATCTTGTATTTGTATGTCCATATTTTAAAATTTACCTCGTCCTGTGAATATTTGACATTTTATTACTTCTTTGTTTATGTAACGTAAGTAGTTGCATAATTTTTTAATTCGTGTTTTCATATTAGCCAAATTAAAAATTTAATAAATCCTACTATTGCAAACCCATAAACACAAAGCGCGATTACTATTCCTATTGTTTTTTCTTTCATATTTTTATATTATTATCGTTAATAAATTGTTGTAATTTTTCTCTTATTTCGTACATTGCTTCGTTTCCGTTGTATTTGTATTCACTTCGTAGCCAATGGTCAAACTCAACTAGTGTTAAATAATAATTTAATCCATTGTTTGCAAAATCGTATTCGTCTTTTTCTTCGGGCAAATTAAATTGAAGTGTTGCTTTCATAATATTTCGTTTAATAAATCATAGTAAATTCTTGCTTCAGTAACTTTTTCTTGTATCGCCCAAATAATTGTTTCGTCACGTTCAACTTTAAATACTTTTACTTTTCTGTTGTCGGGTATTTGGTCAAAGTTATGTTTCTTTTCTACATACTCGCGAATTTCTAAAT